ATTGAGAGCGCATTTTAGCGGCTTTGGCTTTGTGGTTTTTGATAATTTCCATTTTTTCAGATAAATCGAGTGAATTGAAATCGACACCGTCTAATTCAAGAGGGTCGATACCCTCGTCATAGTAACCAGCCATAGAGTCTGGAGTACGGAGTCCCCTGGTATGGCGGTCTAAAATTTCCTGAATGGTAAGCGATTGATCTGGAATCGTTTGAGACTCTGGAAAATTAGACTCGCCTTGCAGAGGTCTTGGGGGGAAGAAATCAACTTCGTATTTATAGCCTTTTTCAAATTCATAAGGCGGGGCTGGATTCTTTTCGTTTTTGGGTAAGTTTTCTTGAGCTTTCATAATGTTCGTCTTTTAACTGTTTTAAAGATAAAATGATTTTTGGTTTTTGAGAAAATTTTTCAGATAAATCTTCTTTAAGTTTTATTTTGTTGGAGGGGGTGTAGATACGGTCGGTGTAGTATCGAGGCATCCTTTTGCGTTGACCGTCAATAGTGACGAAGTGGCCTTCGGCTCCTCGTCTGTTATGGGAAATAGCGGCAGTTGAGGTAGTATATTGGTCTCCGATTCCTTTACTAAATAGCTTGAACTCCTTTTGCAAGTGATAGCGAATAACATGTGTTCGGTTTGCTTCGACCGATAGAGTGTAACCGACTGTGTACGCTGCAGATTTGCCAGAGCAGTCTCCAAAATACACTTGACCAATGGGGGAATCGAGGATAGACCATGCAGGAATGATGTTTTCTCGTTGTACGTTGAAGACCAGAACGTGGTAGTGTGGACGCTTATTTCGAGTACCATATTCCCCACACGCCAGGTATCTGATATTGCGGGTATTGCCTTGTTTACGTTCACGTTTTCTAAGGCGTTTAAAAAAGTTTTGCAAATCCCGCTTACATAGGGAAGCATAGCGACCATTTCGGGCAGTTGTTTTGAGGTTTTTGGTAGCATAAGTTAAGGTTATGAATAAAGGTGGATAATAAGAATGTAAAGATTCAAAGTGTATTCGAGTGCACCAGTCCTGAACTCTATTTGCGGCACATGAATAACATTTGCCGCAAGGCACTTCAAATCCAGCTTTAGGCTGGAATTTAGGGTTTATACATCTCATATAGGGAGTTTATATCCGTAGTACCATAATTGAGTTATAGTTTGATTTAATATAATTCGTGTCAATTCGTTAAGTGGCACACACATGTACTGCACACATGGCTCAGTCGTTCGCTTCCGTTGCAATGCTTCGCGGCTGCCGTCAGCGTTCTTCGATGCCATGGGCACAGACATGTGGAGTACTTCACGAATTTGGATAAATTCGTTAAAGGGTGCACACCTAACTATTTGATATTGACACTTAAACATTATAAGTGAGGTATTGTGAATTTACGCATAGGGCGATTAACCTTAACCATATTACCAACGTGACACCAAAGTTTATTACCAGTACCAGAAGTAACAGCATATATGTCATCACGAGGATTCGCTTCTACAAAAGTTTCGCTTAAAGTAGGGAAAGAGGTAAATATTCGGCCCCAGTGCCAGTTTTTAAGAGTTGTTTTAAATAGACCAGCAACACGATTGTTAAGGTATTTATATTCAGCGTGGCGTGGTTGGTAACCCCATTCATTTGTATCAGAAGCACCACCAGAAAAACGGGCAACAACTTCCATATTCATAACAGCTTGTTCTCCGAGTCCTTCAAATTGTTTAAAGAAATAATCAGTAGGAGCAAAGCGTAGAAAATGGCGGGGTACACCTTGTTGATAAGCAGTGTCAGGAAGTACGCACATAAGGGTTAAAATGTAACCATGTTCGCGACAATGATATTTACCAATAAAACCATTAACAGCAGCAGCAGCGTGGCCAGACATATTACCTTGAGGAAGTCCACCAGTTGCACCAGTAGTGTTAAGGACTTCAGAGATTTGAACGGGCGTAGTATTGCCGCCAATATATTCAGAACGTTGGATTCTCGCATCGCCAGTAGATGTATTGAAGAAATTTTTTACCATTTCAGTGTAACGGTTACCACCACGAGCCATTAATTCAAGAAATTCTTGTAAATGTTCTACACGACGTAATTCGTTAATAGTAATAGGAGCAGTAGTAAGTGAACCGTCAGGGTCATAGGCTAGTGGAGTAATAGGAGCAGTAGCAGCGATAAGACCATCGCCTAAAGATGGGTAAATAGACGGTTGTTGACCAATAAGACCAACCTGAGAAGCTAAAGCAGAATCAAGTAAATTAGGTTCAGCGCCATCAGCATACCAAGACGGTTTAAGGTAAACATCACCTAAAGGAACTTCTACTAAAGCGCCAACTTGAGACATAGTTAAAGCACTTGTGAAATAGTCATGATTCCAACCTTTACGACGAAGGATAGATAATTGAGGAAGGTAAGCGGTATTGTTGCCAGAATCAACTTTCATACCGTTTAAAACGGTAGGAGTAATGTCACCAGGAAGATTATTGCGATAAGCAAAATAATCATAGTAAATACGTTGATAAGCAGCGAAAGGGAGAGGAGAAACTACAATGTTGCCGCCGCCACCAAGGGTATCTTGAGGTAAACCTAAGTAATCAGCAAGGGAGCCGATAGATACATCAGCACCAGTAAGAGCGAGGGCGGGAAATACTGGAGCATTACCAGTATTGTCATCGTCGGTCATAGTCATAGCATGTTCGAATTGTTCCCATAAAATACGATTAGGGACAAAGAAAGAGTAGAAATGTGCTTTGACATTGTGCATTAAAGGAGATATAAGAGGGCTAAATCTTATAAGAGATTGGACGCCTAAGCTAAAATCGTCACCAGGAAGACATTCCATACAATTAACTGGTATTAATTGACCAGGATCACAACTAAGTTTAACATCATGAGATAAGTCGAAACGGCTTCTATAAGGCTTAGATACAGCCACTTCTTTAAAAATAATAGGGTCGCTCATTTAATTTAATTTAAAGGATTAAATACGAATGCCACCACGGGGACGTAGGACATATTTTTTTGATCGAGTACGTTTTTTTTGATTACGACGTGGTTTGAAGTTCCTTCTGCGCATTTTGATTGTTTTGATTGTTTTGTAAATAGTTGCCCCAGACGGCATAAAGTAAAGCATTAAGAAATTGGTCTCCATCTATACCTTGAGAATCAGCTTGTTCATTTAGCCAATTAATAAGAGGAACTGGAGCGAGAAATTTGACTTCTCTAAATGGGATTTTTGATTCTTCCATAATCATGATGATAGTTACGTTATCAGCGTTTTTGTGATTGATGAATAACAGTTCTTGATGGTGGAGCAGCTTTTAAATATAAACCTCCAACAGAATTTAATAATTTTAAAGATTGTTCTGTAATGTAACCGTCAATTTTAATTTGATTTAAGGCAGCTTGTGTTTTCATAACATTACGTCTATCGTATTCTGTGCCTTGACTCATAATCATATTGATTGCAGCTTCGCGATTTTTATTAATTACAGATTGTAACATAGGGGCTAAATATGCATTCTCAGTACGTTTCATTTGTGTTTCAACAAGTGTTTTTATTTGTTGTGCGTTTGATAATGCTGTTTGTGAATTTATTTGCTTTATACGTGCTGCATTCATTGATTCCTGGCGTAAATCTTCATTGCCAGTAAAGGCCATTTTTTGTTTATTAAGCATTATATCGGAATCCATTTTGTCTACTTGGCCATAGCCTACTAGTTTACGCACCTCATTGAGTCCAATATTAGATTTCGTAAATGCAATTTTGTTAGAAGATAATAAGTCATACCATTGATTTTGATTGGCTGTAAGGGCAGTTTGTTCTTGTTTGAGTTTTTCATTGGCTTGAATCAATTCTTGATTAGATTTTAGATTTTCAACTGTTTGTTGTAGTTGTTGAATTTGTACAGCGTTTTGCATAATAGCACCACCGTCTATTTGTGGGGCAAAACGAGGCTTAGCTTGTGAAACTGGAGCAGAGGTAGCATTACCAGGAGTACCTTGACCATATATGAGTTGAGGGTTAAGACCAGCTTCAGAAAAGCGGTTCATTTGGTTTTTAGGGCTATTATATTCTTGTTGTTTAAGCCAGTTATCCATGTTCATTTGATTTTGTTCCTTAGCTTGTTTTTGAGCAGCAGAATTACCAAAGAATTGGGATATAAGATTTGTACCTAAAGAGATACCAGCAGAAGCGAGAGCGCCAATAGGCATAATAATAAAATTTAATATTTGTTATTTAATTTTTGTGTTAACGTTGAGCGGTGTCAACTAGCATTGTATTATCAAGGTAAATACAATGCATTAAAAAAGCAACCCTTAAGTTGGGTTGCTAATTTCTTTAGTTTTTTCCAGGGTTTTGTTATATTCTGCGATAACATTAGAAGCCATTTCAGCCTGGGCTTTTTTACGTTCAGCAGTAACATATTGAGAGCGCATTTTAGCGGCTTTGGCTTTGTGGTTTTTGATAATTTCCATTTTTTCAGATAAATCGAGTGAATTGAAATCGACACCGTCTAATTCAA